CGATTTGGTTTTGGATGCTGTTGACCAGCTTCGTGGCATTGATGAGTTTGCTGCGCCTGCAAAAGCTGCACGGCTTCGGGCGATCCTCGCGCAATTGAAAGAATCGTTGGATGGCTGGGCAGGAGCAAGCACGCTTTCAGTGGTTGACGATCTGCAGGGCTTGGCAGAACTGCAAGGGGAGTTTGTCGCTAATGAGCTGCGGCAGGCTTTGCCGATTGAGTTGCGAGAGCAAATCCGCAGCATTCAGATCAGCCCGCAGTTTGCGCAGTCCGTGGCAACTATCGACCCGACCGAAATCAACGTGGTGTCACTTAGCGATGACCTGCAGGCTGCTGTGACTGGAGCACCCCAGACGTTCAGCCTTACTGCCGCTCAAGGCACGACTGTGACGCTGCCTAATGGCAAAGTGCTGGAAAAGTCGTTCAGAGGCCTGGCCGAGTCGCAGGCCGACCTGTTCGCCAAGACAGTTCGCAATGGCCTGTTAACTGGTGAGTCAACGGACAAGATCGCGCGACGCCTCAAAGGTCGTTTGCGTTTTGGACAGCCAGGCAGCTTGCGGCAGATTGCCCAAGCAGGTGGCGAAGTCACTGCTGTTGCCAACAATCAGGTGATGGCGTTGATTCGCACAAGCATCAATCAGGTGGCTAACGAAACCAGCCAGCAGGTTTACAAGGCCAACCAAGACGTGACCAAGCGTTATCGCTACGTCGCGACATTGGACAGCAGGACATCACCCATCTGTCGTTCTTTAGACGGGCGGGAGTTTGCTTATGGCAAGGGGCCGACACCGCCGCAACATTTCAACTGCCGTTCGACCACTGTTCCGATCATTGATTACAGCGGCTTGGGAATCTCGCGGCCACCACAGACAGAACTGCGCAGGCCCAACACTGCCTTTGGCCCATCTCGTGCAAGGCGCGGTGACACTGTGCCCAGCAATCAAACTTACGGCGAGTGGTTGGACAAGCAACCCAAAGAAGTCAAAGCCGACGTGCTGGGTGCATCAAAGGTTCCGTACTTCAACCGACTGACCGAGAAGTTCGGCCCGACAGTTGCTATACGCAAGTTTGTAAGCCAAGACGGCTCAGAGCTAACCTTGGATCAGCTCAAGCGTCGTTACCCCTTATGACTCTTCCTGCTAAGTACATGTTCAAGGCGCAAGGCGCTGAGGCCAAGCCCAAGGCGACGGCCAAGAAAAAGTCCGCTAAAAAGGAAGCACCTACGGAGGCTGACTGATGCCTGGACATTATGGGATGGGTAAGCCCAAGAAAAAGAAGAAGAAGGGCACTAAGAAAAAGTAATGGCACGGAAGCTGCGGCGCGTTCCAAAGGACAAGGCCACCGGCCTGCCTAAGAAGTACCTGTCGGGTGCGAAGAACCGCGCTGCCAAGGCCCGTGAGATCAAGCGAACCGCTGAGGCTTATAAGGCTGGCGAGTTCATCGACATCAAAGCTGTTTCAGCATCGAGGGCCAAACAAGGTGGCACCAAAAAGAAAACCACTAAACGCCGCAACAAAAAAGGCTCTAAAAGAAAAGGCTGAGAAGTCCAAGTTCTTTTACGGCGAGCTAGCGGCGGTCTACCGCAAGGGCCAAGGCGCTTACCTGTCCAGCGGATCGCGCAACGTGCCGATGGCAGCTTGGGCCATGGGCCGCGTTAACAGCTACATGCGAGGCGACAAGGCGCGGACAGCTGATGCTGCGATCTACGCCCGCTACAACAAAAAGCGATGAGCATCAAACGCGGTGGGCACACGTTTGCGGGTTTTGACAAGCCCATTCGCACGCCGAATCATCCGAGCGGCAAGTCTCACGCTGTCGTCATTAAGGAAGACGGCAAACCGAGGCTCATTCGGTTCGGTGCGCAGGGTGCTGACACGAAACGTCCGCGCAAAGGTGAGAGTGCTGCGGACAAAGCTAAGCGGGCGTCATTTAAGAAGCGCCACGCGAAAAACATCGCGAAGGGCAAAACATCTGCCGCTTATTGGGCGGACAAAGTAAAGTGGTCGTGAAATCAACCTTACGGGTTATTCATGTCTGAAGAGCAAAATCTGGAGATTACGTCTCCCGCAGCTCCAAACAATGCCGAGCTAGATGCACTCAAGAACAGCATCCAAGCGTTAGAGAAAAAGAATTACGAGCTAATCGGCAAGCTCAAAGAAGCAAAAACAATCCCTGACGGTGTTGATGTCCAAGAGCTGCTTGAGTTCAAGCGTTCTGTCGAGCAGAACAAACTTGAATCAGAAGGCAAGTACACCGAGGCGCGTCAGGCTCTTGAGCAGCAGTTCCGTGAGGCTGCTGAAGCCAAGGACAAGCGGATTGCTGAGCTTGAAGCACGAGTCCGCGAGCTTGAGCTGATTGCACCTGCGAACACAGCATTGGCCGATGTTGTGCATGATCCGAGCATCGTATTCAAAGCTGATCTGTTGAAGCCAGATCAGATCGAGCGCGAAGCTGATGGCACTGTTGTTGTCGTCAATGGCTACGAGCGCAAGCCAATTGGCGAGTGGGCTAGGTCTTTGCCCAGCTACATGCAAAAAGCACCCAAGCCAGTTGGCAGCGGTGCGCCTTCAGGTCGCAGCACAAATGGCGACATTCCGCCGGGCACAAAAAATCCTTTCTCTAAGGAGAGCTACAACCTCACTGAGCAGTCCCGCCTTTATCGGACGGACCGGGATATGTATGAAAGGTTGAAAGCTGCTGCTAACCGTTAATATGTTGACTAAGGCAAAGCTACGCAGAGCCGCACGGGTTACGCCCACACCGTAAACATCTTTTTTGAGGATCTGTCATGGCGACTCTTCGCTCTGACATCATCATCCCCGAGGTATTTACGCCTTACGTCATTGAGCAAACCACTCAGCGTGATGCCTTCCTGGCTAGCGGTGTGGTGCAGCCCATGGCGGAGCTGAATGCTTCGGAAGATGGTGGTGATTTCGTTCAAGTGCCTTTCTATAAGGCAAACCTGTCAGGCGATTTTGAGCGTCTGACGGATAGCTCTTCGCTGACTCCTGGCAAGATCACCGCAGACAAGCAGGTTGCTGCTGTTCTGCACCGTGGTCGTGCATTTGAGTCACGAGACCTCGCCGCACTGGCTGCAGGTTCTGACCCGATGGCTGCTATCGGCAACAAGATTGCTGACTACATCGCCAACCAACGTCAGAAGGATCTTCTGTCCTGCCTGGCCGGTGTGTTCGGTGCTGTTGGTGACACCAGCTCTGCTGCTTACGCAGGTTTGGCCGTTGACGGCGAAACCGGCGACACCCCGACCGATCTTGGCCCTCGTCAAATTGTCGTTGGTAAGTCTCTCTTGGGTGACCAAGGCGAGAAGCTTGCTGCCCTGTGCGTACACCCGAATGTGTACTACGACCTGATGGAGCGCAAGGCCATTGACTTCATCTATGACGACTCTGGCATTGCTGACACCGCTGCAAGCCAAGGTTCAACCGCACCTGCCTTTGGCGATGTGCGTGTTCCTACCTTCATGGGGATGAGGGTTATTATCTCAGCGGATGTTCAAACTGCTGGCTCCGGTTCTTCTACCGAATATGCCAGCTATATGTTCACCCAAGGTGCCGTTGGTTCTGGCGAACAGCTGGGACTCCAGACGGAAACTGACCGTGACATCCTCGCTAAGAGCGATGCCATGTCGATCGATCTGCACTACGTGTATCACCCGATCGGTTCTAAGTTCAGCACTTCTGTTTCCAACCCCACCCGGGCACAACTGGAAACCGTCGGCAACTGGACCAAGGTGTTCGAGACCAACAACATTGGTATCGTGCGCATTACTTCCACTTCTGGAATTGATTGAGGAGGTAACTAACCATGGCATCCATTTTTGAGGCAACCGCGGGCAAACTGATTGGCCCGACCACTGGCGGCACTGTCACTCAGGCCACCAACAAGACCACCGGCGTGACGCTTAACGCGGCATCCGGTCAAATCACCATGAACGGCGCAAGCCTGGCTGGTGGTGCTGAGGCCACCTTCACGGTGACCAACAGCGAAATCGCAGCTACCGACGTTGTGGTGGTCAACCACAGCTCCGCTGGTACTGCTGGCTCCTATCTCGTTCAAGCCAACAGCATTGCTGCTGGTTCGTTCAAGATCACTGTGGCCAACGTTGGCTCAACACGCAGCGAAGCCATTGTGCTGAGCTTCGTGGCTCTGAAGGGCGCTAGCTCCTGATGGGTCTCTTCGCCTTTAGGCGGATGAAGGAACGCGAGGCTGCTGCACAAGCGGCGGCCTCCGCTCCTGAAAAGCCGACCAAAAAGACTTCTACTGTGACGCCCGATGGCAGTAACAATCGACGCAACAGCGGGCGGCGCAAACGCCAACAGCTACATAACGCTGACTGAGGCGAACACCTTTGTCGAAGCCATGATTGAGTCCACTGATGTGGGCAAGTGGACGACCGGCACCGACGATTCACGCAACCGCGCTTTGACAGCTGCGGCTGAACGTTTGGATCGTGAAAGATTTTTAGGCGCACGCGCCACTGATACGCAAGCAAGGCAATGGCCGCGTACTGGCGTGCGAAAGCCCGATACCTACGTCAACACGTACGCCACTGGCTTTCCTTTTCGCATCTCTGAGGACTACTTCACCGACGAAGAGATCCCGGATCAAATCAAGCGGGCTCAAATCGAGCTGGCTGTCTACCTCAAGAACAACACCGATGGCATCAGCCTTAGCGGCCTGAACGACTTTAAGAACGTCAAAATCGGTAATCTTGATGTGACGCCTGACAAGTCTGGCGCTGTTGGCGCTGATCACGTCCCACCAATGTTTGAACGATATTTGACCGGGCTTAGAATTAGCGGACCAGGCAACATCGCAATCAAGCGAAGCTGATGGCACTAGCTGATTCGCTAGCAAAGGTCGCAAGCAATGTGCTGAAGCAGTTCGGCGGTGATGTGACAGTGCGTTACGTCACGGCTGGCACCTATAACACCACAACCGGTGCAATCACGGAAAGCGCAAGCGATACAACGGTGCCAGGCATTCTTGAGGATGTAAACCTGCGCGAGGTGAACGAACTAATTCAAGCTGGCGATAAGCGCTTGACGGTTGCAGCCGATGATCTTGCGACAGCGCCTGAGACAAAAGATCGTATTGTCATCAGTGGCGTTGTTCATCAGATCATCCGTGTGGAGACGACGGAGCAAGACAACACCGCGATCACTCATGAGCTGATCCTGAGGACGTAACGATGGCACGCGAGATCCCGCTGAACCAAATCGGTGACTACTACCGCGAGAGCATCCGGATCTTGGTTGCTGCCACGACGCTTGAGGCTGAGAAGCGCTTGAAAGAAAAAACGCCTGTTGACACGGGCAGACTTAGGGAAGCTTGGCAGTCTGATCCCGCAAAAGGCGAAGTGACTAATAACGTTGAATACGCTGAGCCGGTTATTTACGGAACGAACCTGCCGCCATCTTGGAAGGGTGAATACAGGACGCGACAGAACACGGTCCCCGGCTTCCCTGATCTCATCGCTAAGGAGCTTGAGTCATGGGTGAAGCGCGAGTACAACAAGATTGCCAATAGGTGACGCATGGCTGCCGCTGATTTGAATGTCATTCGAGCGACGATTGAAACGCATCTCCTCGCAGGTTTCAACGCTCAAGTCACTACGCAAAGCGGTGACATCTTGGTTAGCCAAGGCGGTTTGACTATTGTTACAGAATCGCCTGAGGCTGGCCCGACGCCCTTGGTGTTTCGGAATCAAGCATATGAGCCGACGCCTGGCGATTCATTTGTTCAGTGCTTAGTTTCGTTTGGCGCATCGTCTTATTTAACGCTTGGCGGCACGAGTGATTCGTCAAATCGAATTGATGGCAGCATTGAAGTCAACGTTTTTACCCCGCTCGGCGTTGGTCCAGGCGCAAACTATGACTTGGCCAGTCGTGTTTGCACCCTATACACGCGCGACATCATTGAGGGTATTCAATTTGAGGCTTTGTCAGGGCCAAGTGTGGTCACGGCTTCTGAGCCACCTTCGTTTTTTCAGTCAACGGTGACTGTGCCTTTCAACGTTTTTGAGACCCTTTAGAAGTGGCTGTCGCTAACCGGAACACAATCAGAGCAATCGTTGAGGGCAGGCTGGCAACTGAACTGGCCGGTAACCCTGCGCTACCTGTGGTTTTTCACAATATGGCCTACGCGCCAACGCCAGGATCTAGTTGGGTTCAGTGCTTGTTGAGCTTTGGCTTAGGAGAATATTTGACGCATGGAAGTACAACCGATGCCAGCAATCGTGTCGTTGGTGTCGTTGTTTTAAACGTCTTCACGCCTCTTGGTGTTGGCGCGGGCGCCAACTACACTATCGCCAAGCGGATTCGCGACCTATACAATAGGGTCATCGTGTCGGGGGTTTACTTCGACGCTCCCATTGGCCCAGAGGCTTTGGGTTCTCCAAGCCCCGAGGGTTACTTTCAAACACAGGTCCGTGTGACCTTTGAATTTATCGAGGAACTCTGACCATGGCCGTCCTTCGCGGAGAACAAGGCGCAGTCCAATTTGACGCCGCTGGCTCAAGCAACGCCACCATCGTTGGCACCCGCAGCTGGAGCCTTTCAACCACCAAAGAGACTTTGGATGTCTCCAAGCACGGCGACACCTTCCTCAGTTTCGTTGGCAGCATGATCAGCGGCTCTGGCACTGTTGAGCTGGTCTATGACCCTGACGCCACCGGCCAAGCTGCTTTCCTCGAAGACGTTCTGACGACTGCAGACCCTGCAGACGCCACGTTTGAATTGTTCACGACTGGCACCACTTCTGGCACCGACTCTGTGAGCTTTGCCGGAATCATCACTGACATGGAGATCACTTCCACTGTTGGTGAAATTGACATCGTGACCTGCAACTTCATCACCAGCGGTACCATCACCGGCAACCTTGAGTGATAAGGCTATAGTTTGAACGCATTGTTCAAACTATTAAATGCCTGCTTCTAAGCGATTTGTGGATGAGCTGGTTGAGGCGTTTGACCTTAACCAGCGCCGCAAGTTTGTTTTGACGCTTCCGTCAGGAGCAACGCGGGATCTTTATTTCAAGCCCATCACCCGTGCCAATCGCAAGAAAGCACAGCAACTCGCTGGTACGGACGAGGCGCTAGACATCAGCACGCAAATGCTGTGTGAGATGGCTGAGCTGGAAGACGGGACTAAACCGTTTGCTGGCGCTGATGTAGCGAAACTGCAACGCGGTTTGCCAGAGACTGTGCTGAACGAGCTTGAGCTGTTCTTGTTTGGCGTAGCCGATGAAAGCCAAAGCATCGAAGACGCAAAAAACGACTGAGGCAGGACAAGTGGACTTATTTTGAGTTTTTCTTGGCCTGCGAACTAGGCATGACAGTAAGCAGGCTCCGCACGGAACTGACCGACGCGGAGCTTGTTCATTTTGCTGCGTTCTATTCGCTGAAGAACGAAGAGCAAGAAAAACAGATGGAGCGCGCTAAGCACAGACGGCGGTAACATTGACTTATCGCCTAGTGGCTTGTGGCTGAATCCGTCCTCAGGTTTAAGGTTGAAACCTTAGACGCCAATGCCAAGATTGCGCACCTGACTAAGAAGGTGCAGGGGCTTGAGGTTGCGGTTAAAAATGCTGGCGGAACAACACGGGCAGCAGGTACTGGATTTAAGGCGTTTAATAGCGGAGCCCAGGCAGCGGCTGTTGGTGCGCGTGGTTTAGGTGCTGCATTGAGTGCAGCCCTTGGACCGATCACCGCAGTTGTGGCTGGTGCTGCAAGTCTTGGGCAAGCTTTTAACAGTCTTAGGCAGCAGGATTTTTCAGAAGCAAAAGTAAAATCTCTTGGCGTCAACAGTGAAGAGCTGAGAGGCCGGTTGCAGGGTGTTAGCCATGAGCTTGCGGGTCAAGCCAGTGTTTTGGATTTAACGGCAGCAGCATATGACGTGGCATCTGCTGGTTTCAACGACGCAGCAGACGCCTCAAAGATTCTTAAAGCTGCTAGCCAAGGCGCAACGGGTGGATTCAGCGACATCAACACAGTTGGAGACGCAACGACCTCTGTTCTTAATGCTTACGGTTTAGGAGCTGACAAGGCCTCAAAGCTTGTCGATGGATTTATCCAAACTCAAAACGACGGCAAAATTGTCATTGGTGAATTTGCAGCAAACATTGCAAAGGTTGCTCCGGTCGCAGCAGCCTTGGGTGTTCCGCTTGAGGAGGTAAATGCTGCCGTTGCTCAAATAACTGCAGGAGGCCAAGGCGCAGAGG